TTGGCTCCATCTCTGACACACCGGATTCAAGCACTGGAGCCGCTGATACCGACGCGTCTTTGTGTAACGAAACCCCCGCCCTTCCGTCTTCCCGCCGCAGACTCCGCACTTATCGACCGGATGCAGCCGGGGATGCGCATTATCAAAGGGACGCAGGCGGTGATAGAAGTCTTCAAGGGCAAGCACGTCATGCATGCAGTAGTCCTTCATCAGCGCCACTTCTTTCATGTTGCCTTGCAGCACTTTCACCCATCGTTCCGGCCATCCGTTCTCAATCTTCCGATTGTTGAGCTTCCATAGCTTGGCCACATAGCCCAGCCGATTCGAAGAGTAGTTTGCCACAGAACGCACAATCATGCAAGTGTCCCTCATCACCGTGGGCGGAATGGGGGGAAGATTGTGGATCAGCAGGCGTCCCTGGAACATGCGACGGTCGAACACCGAGCCAAAATGCGCAACGACAATATCAGCCTTCTGATACTCCACTGCCAGCTTTTTACACACGTTCACGTCATCGAAATTGCGAAGCTCTTTCTTTGTGGCACAGATCACCCTGCCAGTTTTCTTATGATCCCACTTGATGCCGGCCATGATAATCATGCCGAGGTCTGATTTCAGAGCAGAGCCGACGCCAACAGTTTCCAAGTCAAAGAATAGGATGCGAGGTTTGGTCACTTTTTCTCCTTGTTTACAGATCAATAGTTTCATCACGATCATTGAAGGCGGGCACTTTGCTCCAAAAAAACAGATCGTCATTCAGCCCTTCATAGCTGCGCGCCCGACGATAGATGTTGCCTCTGTTCGTTAATGCGTACAGCGTAGGGCGGCCCTCTATGTCCTGAACAGTGGAAATAGTTATTACTTTTTCTTTTGCCATTACACAGGTCTCCTTTTCCGTAATTCTTTTCTCACTTTGTTTTCTTTCTGTGTCTTTACGTTGTGACACTCTTGGCAGATCACCTGAAACCCTTCGATGCCGCAGAACATTCTCCGGATAAACTCATCAAAGCCCTGCCAGCCTTTCTTAGGATCTACCACGGGCTTTATGTGATCGAGGGACACCCCCTTTCGACTAAACACTTTCTTGCACTTCGCGCACCAGTAGAAGTTGCGCACGAGATGGGACACATTCTCTCCGCCGCTCTTGTTAAAGTCATCCTTCGTTGCAAGCGACTTGCGTAGCGCTTGCTGTCTTGGAGGCCAGCGATAGCTCGCTTTGCGCAGCGACCAGATCACCCAGGTTTTTAGATCTTGCAATGTTGGCACCTCAAAGCATCGGATAAGGGTATTATCCACTTTTTATTGTCGCCAGTGGCGATGTCGAAAAATAATATTTGCTCTAACGTCTTTCGAACAACTTCTCTTTCCACCTCAAACGTTAGCTTTGGGCTGCACTCTGCGGCGGCTAGCGCCCCGCATAAAGCCTTTGTCCAGGCTTTGTCGGTTTCATTCGGAGAGATAATATTGAGCAAATGCACCAGCGTACTTTTAACCAAACTTCTTTCTACAGAAACAACCGAACATTGAGTATCCATAGTTAGCTCCGGCATTGTGAACAACCCAAGGAGTTGATTAAAGCGTTTACCCACCCGTGAGTGCGGGGAGTAAGCGCAGCATCAAGGATGTTGTCCAACATCTTTTCAGCGACGACTCTGTCAATTTCAAATGAAATATAAAGACTGACCCCCCTATCGGCTAGGGCGTTGCACAACGCCTCAGTCAAAGCCTTATCATTTTCATTTGGATCGGCAAGCAACATCAGATACCCTAGCGTTTGCTTAGCTTGGCTCCTCTCTATCGTAATCATCGTGCGCGGATTAGTAATCATAAAGTTAACACACCCTTTCTAGACTGCAAAAGTACGCCATGATGAACGTGACAACGTAGAAGATCGCCAGGAACATCATCACAGCTGCAAGGCCACGAAGCAGCGTTCTCATTTAAATAATATCGTGTGTTCTGTAGTTTTGCGTTTTACGAACTTCTTTTCATACACAGCAACGAGCCCGTCTTGACAGTTTTGCAACTCGGGCTGTGCCTCTAACAGCGCTGGTCCGACACCCGAACTGGCCAGCACGCACACAAAGATCTTGTCTGGAAAGTTTTCGTCATCATCAGTAAACTCCCAGGTTTTATCGTCTTTTTTATATTTACTCACTCTGCCTCCTCTTCGTTAAACCAGAACTCTTTGTCCTTGTCACGTACAAGGTCAATGAAGTGGCCCTTCTTTATGCCGTGACGATTCTTCACCACATGCGCCTGCACAGGATCATCCTCATCATTCGCCGAATCGGGCTGGAGTAGCTGTACGCAAAGGCTCCCTGCATACTCGATATCTCCCGTGCCCTTAAAGCTAGACATTCTTGCTTCCCCATACCCGGCTCTGTTCTGTTCGGACACGCACACAAACACTATCTTCTTTTTCGTAAGCTGCTTAAACTTGTTGATCCAGCTATCGAGGCTTTCTTTCTTATACTTGATCGAAGTCGGGAGAGTCTGGAGCGAGTCAAGGCAAACGAGGATTTCTCCTGCATGTCCGTCGTTACGGATGGACCGGAGGTCATCGTCCAAGGTGCCGACAGTCTCTCGAAGGTAAAAGTTTTGAGTAAGTTTTCTAAATGCCTTAACACTTCCTCCGGCAATGCGTCTGCAACGGTCGAGCAGCCACTCATGTCCAGTTCCATCGAGGTCGTAATACAAAACTGGGATAGTCGACGCCGCATCAAGTCCAATCTGGAAGGCAAGAGTGCTCTTTCCAAGACCGGGTTCTCCACCGATAATCCATACCCCAATAAGTCCTCTTGCGGCTTCACTGAGATTAGGCAAGGACCGAAGGCTGATGCCAGTTGTAGGCTCTGGAAACTTATCCTGCACCGACATGGAAAGAGCTTGGATTGGTTTTGGGGCATTATTACTCTCCATTAGCCGCACAAGCTCAGTGGGGTTCAAGTGTCCTTGCGCCAGCTGCGTTCCTGCTTCGTTTATAAGTCGCACAAGAAGGGCTTTCTCCCTTGCCGTGCGAGCAATCTCGTATATCTCTTTGCCAACATCAATGTCCTTGAAGGAGCGAAGATAAGTTTTGAAGTCATCCTCATCAACTCCGAAAAGGCTCTGCGCAGTGAGAAGAATACTGCCCGGCTTAAGGGGAAGTTCAACTTTCTTCCGCAGCAGATGCACCATACTCTCGTAGGTTTGTCTTGCCGGCCCCTTTGAAAGTTCTTCCGAAGTGACAATGTCTGTGTCGCACACCCCTTCGGCGATACTCCGCAAAAGAGCTTTCTCCAGTCCGCTGTGCAGCTTTATTTTCATTCCTTAGATTGTAAATCCTTTCGTTTAGGATCGGTGAGCCACGGCTTGCAGTTGTCCTTGAACCAGGGGCAATCTCGGCACATCCAATCCGGGCAAAGAGGCAATTCTGTTACCTTTTTGGTCTTCTGCGAAGCGGACATTAAAGCGGACATTTTCTTCATCCAGGCGATCTTCGTAGCGCGTTCCTTCGCATTCATCAGCACCTGATAGAAGCGAATAGCAGGGCGCTTCCACTTGCCCGGCTCCCTGAGCCCCAGAAAGAACACCAGGAGTCCGCCCCGGTCCTCTTCCATACACGCTTGGTACTGGGCGAGTTGCTTCAGGTAGCCCTCATATCCCTTTTCCAAGTCGCGGGGCTCATACTCAGATCGACTTGTCTTTATCTCCCACGGATACGGCATACGCAGATCGGGAGAGAAGTATATGTCATGCTTAGTGTACTCTCCGGCGTCCGCCCGGGTATGCTTCTTGCGCGGGCCAAGACAGTATTCAAGAATGCCATGATGAGCCCTGCCGGCAGTGAAATACAGGGCCTGCAAGTCGGTCATGGCTTTAGGCCACAACCGTTGCAGCACGGCTTTACGTGGATACAACAAGTCAGACACATGCCATTTGTCTTGGCTGCGGGGAGCCCTGGTAAGACCTTCTTTGATCTTGTCCAGGATCTTACGCTCCATCTTTTTACTGCGTTTTATAATCACGTCACCTTCCTTATTGCTTCTTCCAGATCATGCCGAAAGAGATTCAAACCCAAAAGTCGTTCCGCGTGATCGGACTGTCCTATCTGTAGCAATTCCATTTTATTCTCATGGAACTTGAGCAGCACGACGATCAAGTCCTTTGCCACCGAGGGCCGGAGAGCCACCTCTACGGTGGCCTCCTCCGGCTTGCTCTTTACTGATCGATATTGGTTTCGCTTATGCACGCAGCTACTTAATCCTCGTCGTCGTCGTCGTCAAAGTCCCAGTCCTTCTTGCTTTTTTTGCTGCTTTTGCTGTCGCTCTTTCCGCTGCTCTTCGAAGATTTCGTGGCTGCTTTTTTCGCAGGCTTTTCTTCTTCCTCTTCATCTTCATCGTCTTCGTCCTCTTCTTCGTCTTCCTCGTCTTCATCCTCGTCATCATCCTCCGCGTCATCTTCGTCCTTCTTGGGCTTGTTCTTGAACAACGCGAAGCTCACGCTTTGCTCGTTCTTGGACGCCTTCTGCAAGAACGAGATGAGGTCACCGAGGTATTCTTCCTTCACGGACCCACGAGCCACCGGGCCAGATTCCGCTTTCCACAAGCCGAAGCTTGGCCCCTTCGCGTATTTCCCCTTGCGGATAAACACGCTGGTACTTATGCTGAACTCCGGTCGCGAGCCACCGAATTTGTGCTTGGATGCCATTTAGATCCTCCCAGGTTAAAGGTTGCTATTTCTACTAATGGTTATCGTTAGAATTCGAGTGGTCCGTGCCGGGATTGGTGCCGTCAGTGTCGCCGTTGCCATTACCGTTGTTACCATTACCTTGGCTTCCCGTACCCCCATTCCCACCATTCCCGCCATTGCCCCCGTTGCCGCCTTGCGCGTTGTTGTTGTTAACGGAACTTTGCCCTTGTCCTTGCGCTTGACCTTGGCGCTGCCCCTGCAATTGCCCCTGCGCTTGGCCCTGGAGCTGAGCTTGCGTCGCCGTGGATGCTGCCACGCTGTTGCTCGCGTTGTTCGCCGCGTTCGAAATAGTGTTAGTGATACGCGTTCCAGGAGTGACGTAAGCGGCGCCTACTCGCCCGCCTGCATCGATCATGGCCGGAATCACACCGCAATGAAGCGCATTGCCGCGAGCGTCCTTCGAATCGATCAGCTTTCCTTCCGTGTCATATGTCTGGAGCACCACCAAAGTGCCACAATCCAGAAACTTCACGTCGCTTCGGTGTTGCACAACGTCGATGGCTCTGTTCGACGTTGGAAGGATCGTGGTGCTGATCACCGTGGTGTTTGCGGAGCAGCCGGCTAGGACCAGTGCCCCAGTCATAACTAACACATTACTTTTATTCACAAGTCTCCTCTCATGGTTAGGGGTAGCTATTTTAGCTTGGGGTCGAAGATGATCTTTCGAATCGTTTCCCAAGCTTCCTCCGGTAGCGAATCCTTATACGTGGTGAAGACATGCTTCGCGTCTTTTATCGCGTTGCGAAGTCGTTCAAGAGTTTCCTCCTTTCGTTCAGCGGTTGTTACTGCTTTCACTTCGTTCATGTCGCATCTCCCCAAGTGGGTACGGTCTGTACGTCCACTTTAAACTTGATATTGAAACCAGGAACCAATGTCTTCAAGCTACGCACGTTCTTCATGCAGTCTACGAGTATTTCCAAGTCACGCTTGCCATGTTTAGGGTGCAGATCCAAGTCAAGTTCGTCATGCACTTCGTTGAACACCGGAGATGCCGGTAAATCGTGGGGATGTTCCAGCAACGCACGGTGCCAATCAACGTAGCTGAATTTGTGCTCTTTAAGCATTTCCCGCTCGTAGTCTACGAGAGCGCATCCTGTAACGTCTGATGCAAACGACTGAATTGGATAGTTGATGGCTGAGTTAAGTGTGTGCTTCCAGTGCCGCTTATCTTGACGACCAGCAAAGAACCCCGGCTCACCGTGATGCGGTAGGTGCCGGATTCGTCCAGTGGGAGATACGACTTGCTGTGTGTCACGCACTTCCCCTTGTTGCTCACGTATATAACGTTTAGTGGCCTCAAACATTTTAAGGTAACGGCGTCGCGTCTTGGTAACTTGTTTGAGGTGAGTTTTCCAATCGTCTGAGAATCGAAATTTAGCGCGATACCACAAGTCTTCAGCCATCTTCCAATCACCCATCCCATAGCCGACTCCGAGCACCAAGCTTTTAATTGCCGCATATAACGGAGTGTCTTTCTTAACATCTTGCCCCCAAAACTCTTTGGCAACCCCAATGTAGCCTTCTCCATTCAAGAAATATTCTAAGAGCTTTTCGTCTTTCGCACGCCAGCCCATGATAACGACTTCGAGCTTCGAGAAATCACAAATTGCAATTCGACTGTCCCGCCACCGAGATCGGATAATCTTACGCGCAGGCTTCGGCCAGTTCTGGCTGTTTCTAGAATCAGGATCGCCTTCTTCCCCTCCACCGGAGGCCCGTCTACCAGTCCGCGCACGTAACGGAAATATCCAGAAGTGAAGTAGGCCAAGATCGTCTCGGCCAGGGACCGCAGCGATAAGCTCGCCCACTGAGGGCTTATGCTTTTTCTCTGGATTAGCTTTGCCATACCAAGTGCTAGCCAGCTTGTCGGCTCTGTTGTACGCAATGAAATCTCCTATCCATTTGCTTTTCTTTGATTCCTCTTGCAGCCTCTCAAGCGTAGGACGATTCACTGCGGGCAACCCGTCTTTGTATGTTTTCACAAGTACGGGATACTTTAGTTTCTCATAAAGCAACTCTCGCACATGCGAATCATTAGTCGGGCTGAACTCCAGCATCTTGTGTCGCAAGGCATACTTCGTTAACTTATCCTTCAGCACAGCCGCGTCTTGCGTCCACTGACTTCCCAGTTCGTGGAACTTGGCAATGTCTACAGCAGCTCCGGCCAGGCCAACCCGATGCAGAGAGATAGCAATCTGGTGCGTGAACGTTATGAGGTCCACTTCAGCTCATCTCTCCATTTGGCGTTACCTCTTGCTGGAATGTCGAGCACAAGAATTCCCATTGACTATTGTCCAGCACTCCAAGATCACGCAGAGCACATAGATACCCAAGAGCCCATTCATCCATCCAGCAGGCTGACGTTTTGAAGTCGTTAGCGTCTCGATATCCCATTATCACTGCCGAGATTACTTCACACCCTTTTAGCTTTTGAAAAATCTCTGAGTAGTCTTGTAAAATACTCTGCGAGGACAACGGTGGCCCAGGCGTCAAGTCGACACCGCTCTGTTCGTTGTTCGGGAGACCAGTCGGAAGCGTTACCAGTTCTCTTGAGGAGCTTTTCTGTATCTCCTTTCCAGGCTCCTGAGTTGAACTCGGACAGGAGTAGGGCTTCAAGGCCATACCCCCCTCTACCACGGTTTTCGTCGGCCATCCGAGCAAGGAGAAAACTGTCGAGCACATTCTCCCCACGAAGCCAGTTGTCTTTGGCAAGCCCAAGCTTAACAAGCTGGTCCAGGTCTCCCGTAATGCTGTGCCCCACAAGTGTTTTAGCATTCTTGATTACCTTCTTTGCTTGAGCGATGCCTTTTGTGTCCGTAACTTCGACGGCTTCAGCTCCGGTAGCAGCTCCAACACCGATTGTAAGCAGAGCGCTATCTGGTGCATATTCTGTGTCAAAACCAATTGTCTTACCGTGAGGGAAGCGCCTTTCGGGATACGCGAGACTTCTAAGATTAAAGCGGCTAAAGTCGGCAGCAATCTTATCTTCAAACTCGAACCCCCCAAGCAGCACTGACCGTGGATGATAGGTGGCATAGCACCTATAGTCCTGGAATACGGATTTCTTTTCCTCTGTTTTTGGTGATATTCGTTTCACCGGCATTACGTAGTGCCCTCATTCCTGTAGCTCCAAGCGCAACAATGTTTCTCGGTTTCAGTTTGGCAATCACCTGGAGAAGAAAAGGACGGCAAGCCCTGATAGACACCATCGAAGGAGAATTCCGAGCAGCACCCCGCACAGCAGGAACAATGGCCACGTCACTATCTCGCCATCCTGCTTTTCGCCAGATAGCTCGGGTGAGTTTTTTGGTTCGTCCGTCTTCGTTCCCTTCGCTGACAACAAGCAGGCTGCCGGACCAATCTTCTGGCACCCCGGGCAGTGCTGGATTTTCTTTCCACTTGCACAGACCGCAGAGCTTGCAGGCTTCTCGTTGTTCGTTTGCATGGTTCAAGGGCTCCCTCTCCAAAGACAGCTTCTTAAGGTTGAGCTTGGGCTTTTTCTTAGACATTGATGGTGAACTTGAACGGTTTTAGTTTTGACTTCGCCACTTTTCCAAGGTCGAATTCCTTGATAAACTCCTGCACTTTCTCAGGAAGAGGAACAGCTCGGTGGCCATTATCGTCTTCCCATTCAAGTTCCTCTCCAAAGGTGCAGGCGTCTTCAAGGCCCTCTCTTTGACAAGCTCTGGAAACTGCGCACGCAGAGTCATGCCCTCTTGTTCCCCTACGGATATCTTCTCGTAACACGCGGACTGTCTTACGCATTATAATGATTCTCCATTACTCTGAATTTCAATTGCAAAAACAAATGGCTTTAACACCCTCTTGGGAACTTTAGGATTGTCAAATCTACGAATGAAATCTTTGGCTGATGGTGGGAACTTCACGCCCACAGTCACTCCATCAGAACACCAGCGGACATAATTATTATAGACCCTTGCGTCAGTAAGTCCTTCGCGACGGCAAGCCCGAGCCACGGCACATGACGAATCTATACCCCGCTTTCCCCTGCGGATATCTTCTCGTAATACGTGGATGAAAAGCAGCATATGTTAATTTCCTTTCATCTCGATTCTAAAAGCGAAGGGCCGGAATGACTCCTTTGGTATCTTATGGTCGTCAAAGCGCCGGATAAAAATCTGTGCTTTTATAGGCAAGAAAGCCACTGCCGGCACAAAATCAACATAATGCCACTCTACAGAGGAATGCCTCACCATTGCGCTATCAAGGCCCTCCCTGCGGCACGCACGAGCTATCGGACAATGGGCAGCATTCCCTCTAAGCCCTTTACGTATATCTGTCGCCAACACATGGATTGTTTTAAGCATGGAGAAAGCTCCTACGTTCTTTTCTACTCATAGCCGCTAAGTCTTTCCGGGCGGGAGCAAGAATCATCCCGCTAATATTCATTTGCGAGAGAGCACAAAGCACGTCAGGACCCATCTCCAATGCATCCGCGTCCGGCACAATCAGCACTGGAGGAAAAGTAGAAGCGAACTTGCTAAGGTGCGTAATCACTTCGGTGGTCGGCTGGTTGCCCATAAGCCCAATCCCTAAGTATCCTTCCATCGCAGCGGCCAGCGCGTCCATCGGTCCTTCCACCACCACCGTTCCCTTTGGTCTAGACGTGACTCGCGGCCACACTAAAACAATACTGTCATCTCGGGGAGCAAAAGGTGACGCGTACCGAAGCTCTACGTCATCGCCAAGTGCCCGTCCTTGGAAGTAGGGCACACCGTCCTTGTTGCTGCACGGAATGATAATGCGCACTGACCCTCGATACCGTGCTGCATACCACCCGTTGTACCACGCTGTCTCCGCGTCCAGCCCCCGAGTTAACAGATACTCTTCGGCACGTATCCAGAGAGAAGCGTTAGGTTCGGGCATGCTCGGTCTATACCCGTCCCATTTAAGCTTTACTTCTTTTCGCTCGTGCTCGTACTGGTACATTGCTTAAGGTCCGTTACCACGTTGCCCATACAGAGGCCATTTTGTTTGTCACGGTGCATCGACGTCGGTGGCACTTTACGACGCGTCCCTGCGCATGAAGCTTCGACAACGCCTTGTGAATCTGCTCTCCAGACAAGATATACGGATTGATTTTTGCTGCCAGTTCTGCGCTAGTGCGGTATGTGAATTCACGCACAAGCGCGTAGGTGCGGTCGTGTACGCCTATCTTCTGGTGACTGAATGCATTCGCGGTTTCCATGATAATTTTCCTTTCTATCGCACGGTTAATCTTTCAGAGCTTCTGAGTCTCTAGCAATACGGTGGTCGTTCTCATGCACATAGCTTTGTACGGCAATGTACTCACTGCTGTGACTTTCCCGCCAATGGCTGCGAAGTCCGTTCAGTCCATTCACCTGAATGCCGCATCTCTTGCACAACGGTTGGTCGCAGTCGACTTCCGCCTCGGTATCCTCTTCGAAGTCTATGACTATGTCCGGGAGAAATGTGATCCCTAACCGAGCTAAGTCTACCTCGTAATCTCTGAGCGCTGTCCGTAGGTGTGGAAAAGTCTCGTATTTTAGCCGGCGTTGCCAGGTGCGGGATGACCACCGAGTCTTTTTTGTAGCTTCCTCTATTGACTGACCCTGCACAAGTACACGGAAAATCACTCGTTTCTCAATCGCAGAGAATGGCTCAAGCGCCCTCTTGACATCAGCGTGCAGCTCTACGTCCTGCCCCAAATCTTGCAGGAATGCCGACTCGATTATCTGATTGTTATGTGGATCAACGAGCATTACTTCTTGGCGCTTATTGGTTACCCTGTTGCGCAAACTTGCTGGCGAGTATTGTTTATCTGCTTCGTTCACGTCTCTACCCCTCATTGAGATACTGTCGAACGCCGACTTTAGCGACTTTTCATCTTTTGTTGGCATCATATTCTCCTTTGTTTTCCAATAGTTGCCCCTCGCTCTCTGCTGGAAAAACAGGACGAGAGAATTCTCCCCTATGGAGAATTTTATGCACCGTTGTTACCCCGAGTCTTCCCTGATACCCTGTTGACTTGAGCTGTCGCACAATGCGACGTGCTCCCCACCCCTGACTACGACCGAGGCTGATGGCTTCTAGGGCGTGCTGCTCCTGTGGGTTCTCTAGCAACTTGCCCTGACTGTACTCGTAACCCAACGGCGGAAGATTCGTATACTTCTCGCCTCTCGAACGCTTGTAGGCCAAAGCGTCTCTTGTTTTCTCGGCGATCATGTCCCTGTAAAACTCATCCGTAGCCCCTCGCACGGCCACCATGAGCTTCGATGAGGCTCGCTTGAGGTCAATCCGCCCTGTGCCGACCTCATGCACCGTTACGCCCTCCAGGGCCATCCGTTGCAGGTTGTCGAGCAAGCCGGAAACGTCCCGGGAAAGACGGTCAAGGTTGTAGATGATTAGAGCCTTTGCGTGATTATCGGCCACTGCGCGGGCAATATCTGACCACCTGCTACGCTTCCCGCCACTGACGCCATTGTGTACCACCACGCAGGCGAGCAATAGTTCATGGCGCAAACAGTATTCCTCTATTTGGCGCTGTTGTTCCTGCAAAGACACGGTGGTGTCTTCCGCTGCCTTCGAGCGTCTTACATATCCAATCGCTATCACAGTGGCATTCTCCTAACACAAGAGGCGCACTTGCACGGGATGACTCCAACAAGACACGCTTCTTTCCGGCTATCCTCGCGGATGCTGTGTACAACTCCCACCGGATCATCGCCAGATTTCCATCCGGGTTTCAACTCAACCCAATACCCGTCATCGTCTTCATACTCGCGCTGAATGTGTTTCTTAGCCAGCTTCATTTCTTCACCACGTCGAACCAACTGTTGACTTTGTTTCGCTTACAGAATCCCACCCAAGCGCCAGAGCCGACAGGATACGGCGAGCGGCGCACATTCGTTAAGGGACGGCCACATTTCCAACAGACAGCTTCTTCCCTCGTTTCATACAGGGGAAACTCTTCCAGCAGCGCCTCTTTGTTCAATATCATGACTACCTCCAGAATCTATCTGTTACTAGAATGTAGATCACAAGTACAACAACAAGCGACCACCCAAGAACTACCACGGGTAACCCACTTCCCGCCTAATAGACTCTTGTGTTGTTGCAAGGCAACGCAACAAACTGTTGACCTCCCTTGTGTCGAGAAAGAATGCTGTTTGCACGGCTCTTAAATCTGCTTTCTCTTTCAGTTCCCATGCCTTGAAAGAAGTCTCATCCGTTATGTTATCGCGTAATTTCTTTCTCTCTTTCGCAGCAACGTCATAAGTGGCTAACGCCCTGAATGTGTTAAAGTATCTTCCCATTTTACCTCTCCTAGTATATATATATAGTATATATACTCTGATATCCACTGTATACTCTGATGTACATTGCTCCGTATATACTTAAAAAGACGAAGTCTTTTTATATCTTTAAGGAGCAATTTACTTTCCTGATTTCATCATCCTTCAAGATTGTCTCGATTCGTCTTTCTATCCAGGCAAGAGTGTTGACTCTGCCCTTGTATGCGCTGGCAGTGGCAATTAATCCTTCATACTTAGCGATATCAATACTGTGCTTTGCTTGACTGCTTTCACTCTGAATATCACTTAGCAATACATGCAATTCGGTTCTTAGAGTAAACGTAATTGTCAAGGAGGTGTTGCTTATTCATTGTTGTAGTGACCTCCTTCCGCAGCGTCTTTCATGGCTTGTTTGAGCGTAATCATTGGACCTATTGTGTCTGCAAGAATGTAGGTGTCATGGTTGCCAATGTAGGCGTGATTCATGAGAACTTGCTGTGATTGCACGTTGGCAACGCGTAGCATCTTGGTGAAGTAATCAGTGGTTAACTTGACTCTGTATAACATAAAGATTCTCCTTATATTTGTTTGTAACTCCAATTATCCTTTGCAAAAATCTCCGTCATGTTCATACTGTCCGCATTGTGTACAGCGGTAGCCTTGATTGAAGTCATGCATCCGGTCACCAGTTAGCTCTAGGTTCTCGACACTGAATTTCTTGATCGAGCATGACGTGTCGAGGAGAACAGAGACCAGTCCCTTTGATATCTTTGTTATGGTGCCGAATCTGTCGCCCTTCATCCAGCTGTCGGTAGCAGGATGGAGCTGTACCCTATCGTTGATTTTCATTGTCTGCTCCTAAGTCGTTCCAAGAGAGTGTCCCTTTGGTCCAAGAGCAAGTATCAGTTGAATTTTCACGTTGAATTCGCAGAGCCTCTTTAACCGCTTCTAATGCGGAGTCCGCTTCTATGTCTATTTCCCATTTAACACGATATGTTTTCATAAGATTTGCCATTGTAGTTTTACTTTCTAGTGCTGTTTATAGACTACCTGCTTAACGCTTTCTTTCCAGCACGAGCGGCAACTGCCGCATTGGTTGTCTTGCTCTGGCGCCCGGCAAGTCACCTTAAGCGGATCATTGGACACTCCGCTGGTAGTCAAGCCCAAGAGATTAGGTACAACAGAGTCAATCTTTGTTGCGGATAATCGGATCAGTAAATTACTTGGGAATAACCCATACTTCTCGAAATAGTCTTTCACTATTCCATACTCTCGGGTGGGTAGCCAGAATCTGATTTCAGGTAGTGCCCTACAGACAGCTACGATTTTCTCAAGGTGCCATACTCCTTGCAGGTCGCCGCTATCGTGCCAGCGGAAATATCCGCTTTTCTCTTTCCAGCGGATCACCTTAATCATATCGTCTACCCAAGTTTCGGTGCTTATGTTGGCAATCCGACGATCTAGTGCCGCTTTCACATAGGGCATTCGGTAGCGACCTTTGAGTGCATAGCATCCGCTGCACGTTGTTCCGGCTATCTTAACAAGAATGCTCCCGAGCTTGCATGCAGTTGCGGGAAGCGAATAGCTGTAGCAAGGCATTTTGCTTGGTTCGCTCAATCCGCCTACGCGAATCATCGCTTCTTTCGCTTCCGTTAGCTCTACACCATTCAATCGCATGTGCTATCCCCTTTAAGGGCAAGAGGCAATATCGCCCCTTGCCCATATTGCCTGGTTACGCGGTTTTGATACGCAGCATCTCTTGGGTTAGTGTCCAGAGTGCAGTGTTGAGCTTCACGTTTCCGTCTATCCCTTTAACCGGCTTAGCTTTGACAATACGATTTCCGCTTGCGGTTAACATCCTAGTTCCACCATTGACAAGCTTTTCCTGCACGCGATTGAACGTTGTCCAAAGATCGTCAAAATTGTCTTCCGCCCGCAATGGCCTGTTAAGGGAGTGAATCAATCCCTCGTTGATCACTTCCATAGAGAAGCGCAAGCTTGCGGCAGCTCGAATAAAGGCTTGCTGCTCTTGCAAGTTCAGGTGTACTTGTCTCATTGCCTCAATATGCTCGCGTCTTTCTTGAGATTGGCGAACGATAGTTAGCGAGGCATGCACTATCTCTGCCACCGCAGTATGACCGCTGTGAACGATACTTACACCGGCAGAACCCTTAGATAGATCGGCGACAATCAAGCCGTTAGAGCAAACTAGTCGGAAGATTCCTTCGAGAAGTTTGTAGCGCGAGCTACCGTTATGGCTATTGATTAGAACTACCTCGGGAAACTCACTTCCTACAGAGACGTCACCCGTGCTGGCTTGACGAAAGCGTACCAGATGTTTTGCATATGGTACTTGAGAAATATCTCGCGAGGTAGACTGCCTCACCTCGGTCGGGAAGAATCCAGCATCTTTCATTGCTTCCATGATCGTCATGGTAGAGATGAAATTGTACCGGCTTGACCGCGAAGAATGTGCGCCTTGTGCAAACAGTGAAGGGGCACGGTTCTTAAGATCATCGAAGTTAACGTAGACGTCCTTGCCATAAGCTCTTATGATTCTTTCGATCATTGTATTCTCGCTTTCTTTTGGTTGCGGACTGTTGATAGGCTTCTGCTTTCCGCTTCACTGTATGTAATCGACTATAGTCTAACTATCTTTAATTCTCAAGTCGTTGATGATGATACCCTTTGCAAGCAGTGCGGCTAATTCTTTCTCCCGCTTCGCCTTTGCTTGCGCGTTAGCTCTTACTTCTTCCAACCAAATTTCATCAGCGTGCTTTTCGTGAGTCATGATTGTTTCCTTTCCTCGATCAGTTGCCAAGTTACTATAGCAGAATACGTGCCGAAGCAAAGTAGTCTTGTGTAGTGCAGTGATTGCTCTTCGTGTCTTGTATTGTGTTGAGTAGGGAAGTGGCAAACAGTGGCACAAATGCCAGAAATTGGAAGCCAAGTAGCTACCATCTTGACTATGCCCGCTTTCCTAAAAGATAACTCGCGAGCTTGGATAAGACATATCGATATTGTGTAACAAGGGCGATATTACAGGGGATTTTGCTCCTACTGTTCCCGATAGTTCTATCAGGAACATTGTGCGCAGTGGCTTTAGGTGATACTGATATGGCATGTAAGTATTGATTATTGTTAATGATTTAATGCAAACACTGAATATATGTTCATGCTTGCCCTGTCACCATGCCCTTGCTGATTGTCGCGAGGAAAAGGCGACGCCTATGCCGGCCCCCGGGGGGGGTAGGGGCATGGAGGTGCATATTACTTCTCCTTTTTTCACACATGGAAATAAAAAAGAACTTCCTGTCCTTACGCATACTTAGCTCCGCCTTCCCTCCCCACAATGTCGCCAAACCCGAGGTTTGACAGTATCTCAATGTAGGGGATAGACACGAAACATGCCAAAGCCAGCCACCGCCAAGACAGCAGGAGCCCTCAGCAGGGCTCGCAAGAAGCAGAAGGGTAAGAAGCTCAAGCGGCGAGAGATTGTGCAGCTCACCGCAATGAGGGAGATGGGCATGGGACCCTACGAGATCGGAGCCGCCATGAACCGATCTTCCACCACCGTGTACAAGTACACGAACAACCCAGCCTTCACAGACCCTAAGTTCAAGGCCGCTGTCGAATCGTACAAAGAAAAAGAACTCATCGACCTCACCATGCTGAACATCGAGAGCCGAGCAAGGCTGCATGATCTGGTGACCACGATGACGCCCATAGAGGCAATTGCCCTCATGGACAGAAGCTTTCAGCAACGCAGGCTGCTAGAGGGCCGCAGCACAGAAAACATTTTCAGCCTGCGAAAGATTATCTCGGAAGCGCACGATCCGCTGGGGAGTAACGATGCCACTGATCAAAAGCAAATCGAAAGCAGCCTTTCGCACGAACGTGCGGACAGAGATAGCGGCGGGGAAGCCACAGAAACAAGCAGTGGCAATAGCGTATTCCCAGCAGCGAGCGAAGAAGAAGAAGCCTAAGCACTCCTCTCTGCACAGTATCTTCGACCGTCCCTCACACAAGCTTCGCAGCGACGACGAGAAAACGTACATGGGGTATTAAGCATATGGCAAAGTTAACAGCCGCTGCACGAAAGAAGATTCCCGCGAAGAGCTTCGCTCTTCCCGGAAGACGCTACCCCATCGAGGACAAGAGCCACGCTCAGAATGCCTTATCCCGCGTGTCACAGTTCGGCTCTACCTCCGAGAAGTCCGCCGTGCGCAGTGCCGTGCATTCGAAGTATCCTGAGATGGGCAAGAAGCCTAAAAAGAAATCCTTGAAGCAGATATTCGGATAATGAAATTGTGGTATGTGGACACGGGGTGGGCTTGTGGCGGAGTGTATGCGGACAAAGACGAGATTATCCGTGGGGGAGCCCCGATCTTCCGCAAGTGGTTCAATCGTCCTGTCTCCAGTCTCCCAGGTCACGCCGTTAGGGTGAAATCACATGAGCAGAGCAAGCGATCCTCAAGCCCCAATCGAAGGCTACATCATCACCCGTAAGTGCGAACAGTGCGACACCCTGGACACCGCAGAGTTTGGAGCCACAGAGTCCGCCCGGGCGTATGCCCTGGCTGTTGAAAAGTGGACGTGCCCTCTGCACACAGAGCAAGTGTTCTATGATTATTTCGAATAAGCCCCGGAGAAATATTAATGGCAGTTCGCAGTTCGGAATCCGACATTGTGCTCGCGTGGTCGAAAGACATCGAGCAATACGTAAAAGACACGCTGCCTGAATTTCATTTCACAGCCCAGCAGATCAAAGCGGCTAAAGCATTCGTAGAATTGTGTTGGGCCAAGATCGCCGTTAACGGAAACCCTAACGCAGATCACAGTGATAAGCTCCGCGAACTATCTCGACGCTTTGGGATAAGCATCATGAGCGGAGTGGGCACGGGCAAAGGCGCCCTGGCCTCTGTATTAATCCTCTGGTTCCTATCGGTGTTTCCGTATCCCAAGTGTGTAGCAGTGTCCCCCAGTGCTCGACAGCTTCGTGACAACCTCTGGTCCGAACTGGCTAAGTGGCATCAGAAGAGTAAGATCCGCGACTGGTTCGAATGGCAAAGCGATAAGTTCTTCCTCAAGGAGTGCAACGGGCAGCAATGGTTCATCTCGGCCCGCACAGCAAACCCGCGTAATAGCGCGGAGGAACAAGCAGAAACTCTAGCAGGTATACATGAAGACTTTGTTCTTATTGTGGGTGACGAAGCCACTGGTGTTCCTGATCCGGTATTCCGGCCTCTGGAAGCGACACTCACTCGTAAGTGCAATTTATGTCTCCTTACTTTTAACCCGACTCGCGGCAAAGGCTTCGCCTACGAGACGCAGTTCAAGGAACGCAATCAGTGGGTGACGTTTCGTTGGAACAGTGAGGAGTGCGAACTTGTCACAAGAGAAAGTATCGAGCGACTTGAACGTAAGTACGGCAGGGAATCAAATGCATTCCGTATTCGCGTGTTGGGACTGCCTCCCCTCTCCGGAGATAACGAGGTTATCCCCTGGGACTATATAGAGGACGCGGTCAATAGGGAAGTTGAACCCTACCCCGACGACAAGCTTATCTTCAGTCTCGACGTGGGAGCTGGCGGTGACGATAGTGTGCTGCTTAAACGTCTTGGTCCGAAGGTGCTTGACCCGATTGACGCTCGTGGCTATAACGAACCTACCAAGGTTGTCGACTGGGTTGTGAGAGATGCCCTCGCACATTCTCCTAGCGTCATCTACGGAGACACGATTGGTTGGGGCTGGGGAGTGGTGGGAGAGATCGAGCGCAGGGTGAAGAGTCTCGGCATCGATGTTATTCCTGTAAAGGTTTCTGAGAGAGCATACGACAACGACCGCTTTGGCCTGCTGCGCGACGAACTGTGGTGGCGTATGCGAGAAGCGTTTGAGAAAGGCGTACTCAGCATCCCTGATGACCCAATACTCAAAGGCGACCTGAATGCCCCACGCTATGATGACAGCACCGGACGCATCATCGTTGAGTCCAAAGACAAGATGAAACGCCGGGGCATTGAAAGTCCCAATAGGGCAGACGCTATGATGATGACGTTCTTACAGGACGAATCCCTTGTGCGAAGACTGTATCAGAATCGCACGCGAGGAAAGACAAAGAATTCCCGTCCTACAAGTTGGAAGGTGCTGTGATGAAAGATTACCAAAAACGTGTGATTGAGGAATTGGTACAACTCGAAATCAAGTTACATCGTCTAACCTCCTATATTCATGACGAAATTGCTTCCATTGATCCAAAAGCAATAGGATCTATGAATCGTCAGCGCCAAGCGATGATTGATTACGCTACCGCTCTACGTGAACGTATTTCACTTTTTTAAGGACACTAAATGGCGAGCACGCTATCACCCACTTACGAATCCGACGAGCCGCGTGAAAAAGACACGGACGAAGAGGATTATAAAGAGTTCACGTCCGAACAGGACATGAGTGATACGGATCAGTTCGCCCTTGTCACCAAGCTGGACAAGATGTTTTCCTATGCTCTGAACCACACTTCTTGGGTGCGTGGTCGCGAGAAGATGGTGCAGTGTTTCCAGTATCGAGAGGGCGATCAGTGGACTGCCGCAGAGCTGGCCTCTCTTGCCGAGCGGCACCAGCCCGACACCGTGAACAACCAAGTGGCCGTGGTGGTGAACAAGTTAGTTGGTGATGTTGTGAATCAGCGCGTGCGACTCGGCTACCGTGGACGCAACGCTAAGTTGGATGAGTCAGAAGCGAACCTGCTCTCCGACATTTTCCTATTCATTAAGCAAAGCAACGACCTTGAGTTCGAAGAAAGGGACATGGCCGATGACGGGTTTACGTGCGGCATGGGAGTTCTCGATGTTGATGTTACTTTTGACGATATTGCTAATCCCTTCATTAAGATTCGCCATGAAGATCCGCTCATTGTCTTCCCAGATCCAGACAGTCGCTCCTACGATTGGAACGAAGACGCAAAGTTCGTTGCTCGCGCCAACTGGCAGAAACTCGAAGATGTAGCGGAACAGTATCCGCAAGCGGAACTTGAGCTGAACGGTGTGATGGGAGCAGCCCAGGCCGTAGGCGAAGACTCCGGCTCAGGACAACTTGCCACTGTCGACCAGTTCAAGGGAGAGAAGTACGTCGACAAGAACAACGAACGTATTCGCGTCATCCAGGTGCAGTACAAGAAGAAAGAGCGCGAGCAGCTGTGTATATTCGGCGACGGCACCAGCGTCAAGTTCCAAGATAAGAAAGAAATCTGGGCTCGCGTAAAGCAAGCCAAAGCTAACAAAGAAGAGTATCGCATAATTGATCGCCTGTCGCATCGTATCTGTGTCGGTGTCTACGCGGGGGGTATCCTTCTCGAACACAAGGAAACTGACAGCAAATACTTTTCGCTTGTTCCCTATTTCGCGTACCGGCGCAAAACGGGAGAGCCTTATTCACTGATTACTCTTGCCTTGTCCATGCAGGACGCTATAAACAAGAGAGAATCGAAGGCTCTTCATCTCCTCACCATGAACCAAGTGATGGCCGAGAAGAGTTCTTATGACGACAAGGACACAGTGCAGAGCGAAGTGGCCAAAGCGGACGGGTTTATAGAACTCCGCGATGGTGCTCTGTCACAACAGCGCTTTGTAATTCAGAAGAATCTGGATTTAGCGCAATCACAGTTCGCGATGCACCAGCGGGCCACTGAAGACTTGTACAAGATCGTCGGTGTCGACCCCAAGGCCGGTCAGCAAACCGGCGAAATCCGCTCTGGTGCCGGCTTGCAACGCAAATATTCAGAAGCAAGCAAGACCGTAGCAACACTTTTCGATAATATTCGTCGCACTCGGAAGATCCTCGCTCGCGTAGTGCTGGATCGTGTGCAGGAATACTACACTCCCAACACCACGATGTTGATCACAGACGGTACGGACGGTGACGGGCACGAGATTGGCATCACTGCCGACATGCTGACGAAGATCAAGAACACCAGTTATGATGTGATTGTCGATGAGTTGGAAGACACGGACACTGCGAATCAGCAGCAGATCAGCGAGATCATGCAGATCCTCCCGCAGGTGCTCCCGCTCGGCAACATGGCGATGAAGATGGTGCTGTCGTTGAGTACGATTCGTCAGAAGGACGAGCTGCTTAAGCAAATCGACTCCATGTCTGGTCCTCCTCCGGTGGCTCCGAAGGTGAATCTCCAAGCCAATCTCGATGCTTTGCAGCCCGTGGAACGTGCCGGCATATGGGATTTGATGGGACGCAAGGATATTGCGCAGCAGGTTATGCAGCAGAGTCCAATGCCTTCGAACGAGATGAAGATGACCACGGAAATGTCGAAGGCGAAGATCAACAGTCAGCCAGATCCATATGACGCAACAGCAAAACAACACGAAGCAGCGCTGGAACTCCAACAAAAAACCCAGGAGCACGCGATGAAGATGCAAGAGATGGACACCAAACATCAGATTGCACAGGGCAAGCACGAGATGGATTTGCAGAAGCTTGCCGCTCAGTCAATCGCGCAGCGGATGGCTCCTCAAAAATCTAAATCTCAAGGACCAGTACAAGAATGAAACAGTTTGTACTCATCGCGTTCCTAGTCGGATGGTTCTTCTCCTACAAAGCCCCTCTCCCAGGTGCTCCTGGAGCGTTCCTAAGCTCTATCATTGGCCCTTTCCCGTCCAAGGAGATATGCCAAGCCCACTACGACGAGGCGTATGACATGTTTACGAAGATGGAGGTGCCGGGGATGAGAATGCAACGTTGCATAGAGGACAAAGAAGCTTAATTTATGTGGACGATGTTGATCGGACCAGTATCCGAGCTGATTAACACGGTGCTGAAGAGAGTGCTGCCGCCCGAGAAGATGTCAGAGGCCGAGCGGGCACAACTTGAAGCGCAAATCACGCTGGAATTGTCCAAGCAAGACTGGGAAGGTATCAAAGGACAGCTCCTGGTTAACCTGGAAGAGGCCAAGAGCACGAATTGGTTCGTGGCCGGCTGGAGACCCTGTATCGGTTGGATTTGCGGTGCGGCTTTTGCTTGGCATTACGTTATCCAACCTCTTCTTGGCTTCGTTCTCGTAGCTTATTTTCACAGCCCATTCGGTGCTGACCTTCCCAAGTTCGACATGGAGTCGCTACTCACTGTCCTGCTTGGAATGCTTGGTCTGGGCGGACTCCGAACGTTTGAAAAGTACAAAGAGGTGTCGCGTGGCTAGTAAAGAATGGGTTATTCCTCATAGTGAGATCAACGATCCACAAAAGATCACTCAGCGAAATGCTGAAGAGTTCGCAAAGCACGGACACAATATCCACACTCTTGAAGTGGACCAAATCACTGACGACCACGACAAGAAGGTGCGCATCCTGAAGGTGCGGCCCAAGAAATACTTTGGGCCTTGGTCGCATCGCGGATAATTCCTTAGTTTTTAAAGCGGAGAAAGTTCCATCTCATCGTGCCCTGAGAGCGGGTGCTAGTCGGGTGCTCTCTGTTCCGAGGAACAGCGATCCGGCTTAACCCTTCCTCTCAAATCCAATCACGTTGACGGAGATTTTAAATGGCAGAGCAAGAAAGCTCCGGCGAAGCTACGACTTCGTCTGAGCCTACACCCTTATCGGAAGTGTTTGGCGGATCGTCTGAAACTCACGTAGAACATCAAAAGTCTGCTTCTGAGACAGATGAAAAAGACGAGCACCAAGACGAGGGTGATCAGAAGTTTCCTGTAGGCGAATCTTCCTCAGAGGACGACGAAGAGAAGTCCGAGAGCGATGAGCAAGAGGAAAAGACTGATGACACCGAGCCCGAGACTCTACCTGTTAGCAAAACAGACGAGAAGAAGGCCGGCGAGAAGAAGGAAGAGAAACCCGACATCGCTTCGAAGTGGGAAGCAGACGACAACCCATTCAAGCAACGCTGGAAGGACACTGCTGCTGCTCAAAATCGTGAGCATCAGGAAAATCTCCAGCTTCGGAACAATCTCGCGCAGTTGCAGCAGGAGCAAGTACGTCTACGCAAGATGGTAGACGGCACCTATGATCCTGAAGTGGACGAGCCCAAGCAACCCTCATACGAGGATGTTGCTACTCGGGCGATAGATGTTGGCAAGACGATGGCGTCTCATCAAGCAGCTCTGGACCAGTTCGGGGCGGAGAAGGTGAATGCTGTCATTGGAGAGTT